AAGCATTGCCGCTTCTGAACGCGCGGCAGCCTTGGCTGTGAGAAACGACCGGCGACTTGACGGCGATCGGTAGACGGTGCGGTGAATCGCCTCGATACCAGGCATCAAGCTTCTCCAAACATGTCGATGGTCTTCGTGTCTCGATCGGGTTCGGGGTCGACCGGCCCGATGAACTTGGCGTGCTGCTCCCAGTCCTCTCGCAATTGCCTCGCGTGGCCCGCGGCGCTACCTGGCCATGTGATGACCTCCATCGACACGTAGCACTCGCGCCCCTGGAGGGCTTCTAGGGTGGCGGCCATCAGCTTGCCAGCCAACACCTCGGCCTCGCGCTTACCTGGTGCAGCAATGATGTCGTCCGGGCCTTGGACGTGGACGGCGTAGAGGGTCATGATTGATCCTGTTGTTTGGCGAGAGCGGCGTCGATGGCGGCATCCAGTTCTGCACCAGCGATAACGCGCGTTGCAGGAATCGAGCCGGTCGGGTGCGAATAGAGACACGCGTGTACATGCTCGCAAGGTGGCTTGATATTCACCCCATCTTTGCCAAAGTCGCGCAACAACCGATACCGTTCCGCGTCCTTGCGCCGCCCTTCTGCATCTGATTGGAGGGGGTGGGCGTAAAGCGGCGTCACCGTCGATCTGAACAACATCGATGCGGAGGCGTCTGCGTTGCCTTTCTTGAGCCATACACCCGGCGCGCTCTCGTTGTACTCGTTCAGACCATCAATTTTCCATGCCACCGGCTCCTGCTTCTCCGCTGCGGCGATCTGCGTCTCAGCCATCTCCGCCCGCTCAAGCAACTCGGCTTGATGCTGACGAGCGGCATCGGTGACTTGCTTCTGGAAGGCCAGGTCGGATTCCAACTGTTTCGCGTATGCGCTAATGCCGCGCGCAGTCCAGCCGCCGTCAATAGCATCTTGTGGCAGGCCGTCGAGAATTTCGCAGGCCTTTTTGATGGCCGAGAGGTCGGCTTCATGCAGCCGCTTAATCAGGTCACTCATGCTTTGTCTCCCTTGGCAAGCGCGCGTATGTCATCGGCAGTCAGAACGCATGCGACATATCCGGATGCCGTTTCCTTCGAGTCTTTGAGCTTCGCTGCGTTGGCATTGCAGATAGTCCAGGCTTCCTCCAGCGCAGCGCGGCGGGACGCTTGCCAGCAGGCAAATCCAAATTCCGCAATCCATTGATCCCAATGATGGAAGTAGATCGGCCCTCTGAAATCCTTCTTCCACGCTTGATAAGCGGCCCATTCCTTTTCGCGTTCAGTCATGGTCGGCTCCGCTTGCCGGACGCGCGGTGGTCAGAAGGGCTCGGAGTGCCCATTCCGCCTTGCCGGGCGCCGCGAGTGTGTAGCCTGGTCTGTCGTCGGGCAATTCCTCTAAGGCATCAAGCGCATCAGACATCTCGTCGAACTCTGGTCCGCCGATGGCATGAAAGCGGCCATCATCGCCAGTGCATTCTTCGCTGTTGTCGAGCGCGTGGTACGTGGTGCGCGCGAGGTTGATCAGCATCGTAATGACGGCGCGCGCGTCATCGGTCATCGCCCGCGTCTGCTCCACAGGTTGCGCGACTGGTTGCGGGGATGCGGCGCGGACTAGCTCGCCATAGGCGTTCGCATAGCCCTGCATCTGATGCTCGGTGAAGTACGCGTGCCCGGCGATATGCGCGAATGACTCGGGGAAGGCCGGCAACGGTGGCCGCTCAAACGCTGCCCGCTCATCGTCCATCGACGCGGCAGGCTTGCTTGCAGATAGCAGGGCGCGGGCTTCGGTCGCGACTTTCTTGGCGTCGTCTTCGTGTCCATGCAGCGACAGCATGCCGACTGCGAGCTTCAGCGCCTCGAACAGCGGATTGGATTGGAGTTCATCGGTCAGCATCACGTCTCCGTCGATGGTTGTGGGGGCGGTCACAGGTCATCCTCGTTGATTGAAGACGTATATTTCGGCGTGTAGCCGCCGCGCACGTAGTACGACTGACGACACAGCGCAGCCGGGCAGGCGACCTTGGTACGCTCCTCTTTCGGCGCGAGCCCCCAGAGATCGTCGCCGTCATCGCCAGGCGTGTACCGGTTGCCGCTCATCTCGTCATCGGTCATGGCGTGGCCGCAGTGCGGGCAAGTGGGCTCAGGGCGCTCGTAAGTGTTGATTTCGCTCATGCCTGATCCCCGGCAGATGAAGCAGGGGCAGCGACGAGTGCGCGCACCTCGCAGCGAGGGCCGTTTTCATAGCCAGCGTACCGGCCAGTAGAAAGCGTCGCGTCGTACAGATCTTTCGTGCAGTTCTCCCACTGGATCGGGACGCCATCAATCCGGTCGTCAGCCCGTCGAACTTGCCACGCGACAGCCTCTGCCCGCTCGGCGGTGGGTGCGCTCAAAATACCCACCGACTTATCCACTGTTTCTGTGGATAACTTAGCGGTTGCCTCTGCCTGCTCGGCGGTGGGGGTGAGAGCCGCGAGCAGATCACGCGTCGCGATAATCAGGCTCGTAGAGGCGTCGAAATAGTCCGCGCCGGGGGTGTTCGCTGCGACACAACAGGAGTCGATGCGGCGTTGAACTGTCTCGGCCAACGCCCGAATTTGCCCTGCGTCTTTAGTGTTCTGTGTCATATCGTCCTCGATTGCTTCATGAATACGAGCCAATGCGTCATTCCGCTGCGGCCACTGACCTGGCCGAACAGAGGGCTCGCGGGCGTGAGCGCAAGCACTTCGTCGAGCTTGACCTGTGTCTCATTCCATTTGAAAACGAGAACGCCGTGGTCTTCCAGAACCCGGAAGCACTCGGCAAAGCCTTTGCGGATGTCCTCGCGCCAGTCGGTGCCAAGCTTTCCGTACTTCGCTGCAAGCCAGCTACGCGGGCCCGCGCGCACGAGATGCGGCGGATCGAACGACACGAGCTTGAAAGACCCATCCGGGTACGGCAGCGCGCGGAAGTCCATCAACACGTCGGGCTCGATGAGCAGCGTCCGCGTTCCGTCTTCGCGGTGCGATCGGTCAGTCACGGTGATCGTCTCGTGACGCTGATCGCCAAATACAACGTTCGGGTGCTGCCGGTCAAACCAGAACATTCGACTGCCGCAGCACGGGTCCAAAATCAACTTCATATCGTCCTCACTTGTTCGATTGCTTCGCCAAACAGGTCGCCAACAGCAAGCCGGGAGCGCCGCGTCTGGCGCGCTGTCTCGGCATGGTGCTCAGCGTCATAGGCAAGGTGGCAGCGCTGACATAGCGCCTTCAGGTTGTCGTCGTCGCAGTGCTCGGGAACGTGATCCAGATGGGCTATCGTCAGCACGACACGCGTCCACTTATTGCCGCAGTATTCCGAAGCCTTGCAGCGGCCAAGCAACCGCCCATCGTCGGCTGCATAAACCTCGCCGTCGCCTTCGAAACGCTGGAACGTGCCCGCGTCTTTGTCGATGCCGCGAACGATCGTGTCGCCGTTCGCGACACGGCATTGCTCGCAGCAGTCACCAGCCCGCTTGAGAATCCGGGCGCGAATCGCTTTCCAGTTCGACGGGTAGCGGGCCTTGTTTTCCGGTTTGATTGGCATGGGGGGCATCACTCATTGTTCGATTGCTTCGCGCGCTGCGCGGATGGGGTTAGGCGGATACTCGCTTGAACTCGACGACCCAGACCCACGGGTCGGCGTCCCATGATTCGGCGCCGTTGATCGATTCCCACAGGCAGCGAAACGAGCTGCGCGGCGAATACGTGCCATCCACGCCGCTGCGGCCGTATGTGCTCCAGAAGCCGGCAGGCGTCTTGCCGATGCCTTCCGCAATGGCGTCTTGCTCGCTGATGTCCTGCAACCGCTCGACGCGCACGCCAGTGACTTCGAGCGTGATGCGCGACGCCCAGCGCGGCATGTGGATTGAGGGGCATGCCTTGGCGCCATAGCTCAACAGCGCGGATGAGCGGGGGCAGCCGGCGACGTTGTAGCTGGCACCGGGTGCGCGCGTTTCCTCGACCCAGTAATCTCCGATCGTCGGCGTGGTCGAGACGTCGTGGCGAAACAGGCCCGGTTTTTCCAGCACGCCGCGAAGCTTGCTGATTACGCCGCTCTCGCGCACCCACAGGCGGTCGCCGGGTTGCCCATGCGGGCATTCGAAGCCATAGCCGTCTTTCATGATGTGACGACCGTCGTATTCGCCAGGCTGCTCGAATTGCAGGTATGCACGATCACCGCGGCTGGACATGTGCTTGTCGCGTGCCGGCCAGTAGACCTTCGGAAGATAGCCGTCTTGAATTACAGCGGGCGGCTGACGTTTCATGACGCGGCGCGTCTGCGTCTTGCTGCCGTCGAGCAGAGCGCGCACCATCGGGCCGCTGAAGAGGATCGGACGTTCTTTGATGGTCATTTGCTGCCCCGATATGTTTTGGTCAAAGCCTGGTTGACGGCGTGGCCGCGGCGTCGCACTGCGTTCGCTAGCGTCGCGCGGTCGTGGTGGCTGCTTGGCGCTTGACCCAGCAGGCCGAAATAGCTGTTCGATACAGAGAGAAAGTCTTCTGGATCGACCTTGCGGACGCGGCGAACAGCCTCGTTGACCGTGCGCTGCCGCGTCGACCGGCTCCACGGCTTGATGACGTGCCCGACGAAATCGACGCCGCGCGCGATCGGCTGCAGGATCGTCTTCTTCGGGTTGATCTGTACGCCAAGGTGGGCAGGCAGGAACGCGGTGACGTCGGCCAGTACCGCATTCAGCCATGCCGGCGACTCGTGCAGGAAAATGAAGTCGTCCACGTACCGGATGTAGTGCCGAGCGCCGAGGTGGTGCTTCGCGCGTTGGTCGAGCACATCCAGATAGACGTTGGCAAAGAACTGGCTCGACAGGTTGCCAATCGGCAGGCCGCGATCTGAGGCCTGCTCCATCAGGCGTTTGTGCTGCGGAACGCGTTCGAGCGAAGCGCGATCACCCCGGAATTCGAAGTCGGTGCGTGGATCGTGCATCAGCACGAGCTCGGTCAACGCGGCCCAGAACGGCTCGCAGATCTTCGCGAGCAACAGGTCCAGCACAATCTGCTTGTCGATGCTCACGAAGAAATTCGCCAGATCGCACTTCAGGTAATACGCGGGCCGCGACCAGTTCTGCGTAACGCTGCGGATCTTCGCCTCGAGGCATTTCGCTGCGTACAGCGTGCCGCGGCCCGGGATGCAGGCACACGAGTCCGCGATGAACGACTTCTCGAAGCGCGGGCCGATGCGGTTGTAAAGCAGGTGGTGCACGATGCGATCGCGAAACTCTGCCGCCCATACTTCGCGCGGCTTCGGTCGCATGATGACGAAACACTTCGAGCGGCCCGGCGAATAGCTGCCGTCTACCAGCTCGTCGTAAAGTCGGCGCAGGTTGCGCTCGAGCCGAAGCTCGAACGCGAGCGCGGCGTTGCTGTTTCGCTTCGTACACCGGCAGTCGAGATAGGCCTCGACCAGTTCGGCGAACGAAAGCGCTTCTCGATCTGCGGACGGCGCGGGCGCGGAACTCGTTGTTCTGGTGGTTGTAGTTCTGATTGCCGTTGTTGAAGTTCTGATACCAGGCCCAGCCGGAAATATCGTGCTATCTACGTCGCCCGACCGATTGCTCAGTTGGGAAACTGCGCCAGACCGTGCC